CATCATCAACGAGAAGGTCGAAGACGTGTTATACGTCCTGCCGACCGCTGGGTTGGCTGGTGACTTCTCCCAGGGACGACTCGACGCTCTGACTGATTTGTCGCCTCACTTGAAAGATATGTGGGGCAAGACGAACAAAGTCGGATTGAAAATCACAGACCAAAACGCGAGCCTCTACATTCGAGGCTCCGTTGCGGAGCGTGGTCTTGTGTCCGTTCCAATTTCGACGGCGATCATCGACGAGTACGATCGCTGCTCGGACAACACGTATGACCTAGTCACGGAGCGACTATCCGGTCAGTTAAAGAAATACCTGTTCAGTTTATCGACGCCGACTCTTCCGGAGTTTGGAATCGACAAGCAGTACAGTCACGGAACGATGGAGCAATTCTTTTTCCCGTGTCCCCATTGCGGTAAACGAATCCGCTTGGATTGGGAAGAGAACACCATCGTAGCAGGCGACTACCCGGGCGACCCGGAGAGCGATCGAACCATCTTCATCTGCAACCTCTGCAAGAAAGAGTTGAAGCATGAAGAGAAACTCGACTGGCTCAAAGGGGCCGAGTGGGTTGCACAACGAACGAACGTGAAGGGTCACCGCTCCTTTCACATCAATCAAATGTACTCGTCGACCGTCACCCCAGGTGAAATGGCGAACGCGTACCACAAGGCTCAACTGAGCGACTTAGCGGCGATCGAATTCAAGAACCAGAAACTCGGCGAGCCTCATATCAGCGAGGGTGCCCGAGTCACCGATTCAATTATTGAGGAATGCCGGGACGGTTCCTACCGCATCGGTGAAGACCGACCGGAAGACGCCAACCGACTCATCTGCATGGGTGTTGACGTTGGTACATACCTCGACTGTTGGATTGCAGAATTCAAGTACGACCGTGACCCGAAGAACATGCCGTACGAGAATTCAATGCAGCGAATGCTGCAAGCGATCCGTCTTCCATCGGATGACTGGAACGCGTTGGGAAACCTGATGCGGGAATGGCAAGTACGCCACGCGTGTGTTGACTTTCAGCCAGACACCGTGAACGCCCGGCGATTCTGTCGTGCGTTCAAAGGCTACGCCTCAATGGTTGCCTACCGTCGAGGTACAGTCGGCAACGAAGTCAAGGAGACCAAAGACGAGCAGGGTGTACCCTGCCTCACAGTGGATCGTACTGTGTTCCTCGACTTGGCACTCGGTCGATTCCACAAGCAGAAGATTACTGTGCCGATCGGTTTCCCAGGGGTTGCGAGAGAACACTTGAAGGCACCGATTCGTACCTACGAGTTAGACGAACTTGGACTGCCTCGCGGCATCTATAAGTCAATCGCGGACGACCACTTCGCACACGCAGCCGCATACTGTGAGATTGCACACTTCCGAGCTTTCTGCCAGTCGACAGGCAGGAGTATCAAACCTGACGAGAGAGTATAAATGGCTCACGAAATCATCAACATCCGTCACCCGCACTACGTCCGTGACTCCCTGGATTGGGAGTTTTGGCGGGATACGTTTGAAGGTGGCGAATACTATCGCGATCACTACTTGGTAAAGTTCAGCAACCGAGAGACGCAAGCCGAATTCAACGAGCGGAAGGAATTGACTCCAATTCCGACGTTCGCGAAGTCGGCTATCCTCGACGTGCGGAACAACATTTACCAGCGGTTAGTGGGCGTGAGCCGCGTCGGCGGAAGTCGGCAATACAGGGAAGCAGTTGTAGGTAAAGGAGGCGGCGTAGATGGCGAAGGCTCGACGATGGACTCCTTCATCGGGAAGGATGTTCTTACCGAGCTATTGCTGATGGGCAAGGTTGGTGTCTACGTCGACGCGGCTCCGCCACTCGGTGACACGTTGGCGGACGTGACATACCCGCCGTATCTCACATACTACCGGATTGAAGACATCCTATCGTACTCTTATGCACCACGCGGTAAAGGGGGTGAATTTCAGAGCGTGTTGCTTCGTGATTGGAACATCACAGTTCATGGTGAAGTCGGTCACGGTGTTATCCTGCCGAACGGAACAGAAGTCGGCTACCGACTCATCTGGAAAGATGAGAACGGTGTCGTCTGGTACAAACTGTTCGACAAGGAAGGTGAACTCCGTATCGCAGAAGATTCACTTGAAGACGGACGCGTTCGTACGAACCTGAAACGCGTGCCGTTCGTTCTGTTCGACATCGGCGACTCCTTAATGAAGGATGTCGCATCCTACCAGCGTTCACTGCTGAACCTCTCAAGCAACGATGTCTACTATGCACTTCGATCGAACGCTCCCTTTCTCACAATCCAACGCGACCACTACGCATCCGGCGATCACTTGAAGCGACCGTCCGACGCAGAAGGTGCGGAGGGACACGCGGAAGAGGTTGGTGGTGGTAAAGGTCGGTACTACGGAATTGGCGAAGACCGACCCGGCTTTATCGCACCGCCTACCGATCCTCTTGAGGCTTCGATGAAGTTGCAAGAGAAGCTGGAAGACAACATTCGACACTTGATTAACTTGGCTGTCGCCAACAAGGCTGGCTCGCGTACGGAGTCTGCCGAAAGCAAGAAAGTCAGCCAAGGCGGTCTGGAAGCCGGGTTGTCGTTCATCGGTCTAGTCCTCGAAGCAGGCGAGAAGATGATCGCCACCTTGTGGGCAGAGTACGAGAACGTGACCAACCCAACCCCGGCGACCGTACACTACCCCGAGCGTTACACGCTCAAAAGTGACCTGGAACGTCTGGAAGAAGCCGACGAGCAACTCAAGCTGGTCGAGCGTATGCCGACGCAGGAACTCAAACGGGTCACTGCGAAGATGATCGTCGACACCCTGGTCGGCGGTAAGCTACCGCAGGATAAGATCGACCAGATTCATCGTAAGATCGAAACGAACTCGTACATCCTCTCCGACCCCCAGGTCACGATGCAAGCTCACAAAGCCGGTCTCGTGGACGACATCACCGCATCCGAAGCACTCGGCTACGACGCAGAGAAGGTGGTCGAGCAGGCGAAGAAAGATCGGGCCGAACGACTGGCCGCGACGATCATCGCACAGACACCGGGCGGAGGTAGCGGACAGGCTGCCAACTTCGCCGCTCGTGGAGTACCGGAGGCCGGTGGCGATGCCGCCCGGGAGAAGGATCAGTCCCAGAACAAGAATGAGACAAAACGTCCAGAACCCCCGACCCCAGGTAGCGGAAGCGAGAACAAGTAATGGCAACGAAGCATCTGATTTACACGACCGGTCTGACCCTCTACGGCAGCGACCTGGAAGGGTCGGACTCTACCGCTACGTCCGCCATCACCGAGGATGGCACGTACAGCGGCCTGTACCCGGGCGACACGGACTTTCCGTACGTCTACATCCAATCAGGCGGGTCACCCGATCCATCGTCTGACACGCTCGCTGTGGACCTCTCAGACCTATACTACGGAACGGTCGACGCCGGGGACTTGTTCCACGCGGTGCGGATTCACGCGTGGGACTGGAACAACGCCAGCTTGGAGGATAAGGTCAAGGCTCTGTATCATGCCCAACAACTGATCGACCGGTTTGCTTTCGTAGGGTCGAAGACCGACGACGATCAGACACTCGAATTCCCTCGTACCAGGACGCTGGACGACGGGACGGTCTGTTTGATCGGCGGCTCCGCTGGTATTCCCACGTCGATCGAGCAGGCCGCTTTCCTCATCGCCGACGCTCTCCTGGGCGGTCGCGACCCACAAGCCGACTTTGAGGCTCTGAACGTCAAGGTGGAGACATTCGGTCCGGTTCGAACGGAATTCGACACCAGCCGGTCGGCTAAAAACCACGTGGCCAACCTCATTCCGAGTCCCTCCGCGTGGGCGTTGATTAGGCCGTTTCTGGCTGTGTCAAGTGCTTTCTCTCAGAAAAAAGGATAATTTTCTGATTTTCTCGGCGATTGACCGGTCTAACTTCATAAGTTGTAAGTAGAAATGAGACCCGGCTCTTTCCGGGGTAAATTCCACGGTACCTGAAACCTCACAGGGTAACATGATGAAATTGACTCGCTTTTTGTTGGCATTCCCCCGTCCGATTCCACGTGACAATGAGGGAGGCGACGAAGGCGGCTCTCCCGACGCAGGAGGCGGCAATCCCGACCAAACCCCCAACGAGGGCGGTGAAGGTCAAGGCGGCGAAGGCAAGCTGTTCACGCAAGAGCAGGTGAATGAAATCGTCGTCAAGCGGAACAAGAAAGTCCGCGAACAACTCCAAGCAACCGAACGCCGGTACGAGCAACTGTTGCAGAATCAGCAGTTGACTTCGCAAGAGAAGGAAGAACTGCGTTCGGAACTCGAAACGATTCAATCGCAACTTCGCACCCGGGAAGAACAAGCCCGTTACGAGGCGAAGAGGCAACAGGAAAAGTTCCAGCAGACGTTGGAACAAACCACTGGTGAGCGTGACAGGTTCAAGAACCTGTTTGAGACGCAGACCCGAGACAACGCGATCATGAAAGCCGCACAGGCTCACGACGCGTACAACCCTGAACAGTTCATTTCGGTCCTCGGTCCCCGCACAAAGATCGTGGAGGAAGTGAACGAACAAGGCGAAAAGACCGGTCGCCTTGTTCCGCGTGTTGAGGTAAACGTGACTGGCGAAGACGGCATCGCCAAGACCGAGCTACGGCCCGTCGAAGACGCGGTTGTGCAGATGAAGGATGAACCGGAAAAGTACGGTAACCTCTTCCGCAACAACGTCGCGAACGGTATCGGGCAAGGTTCCAATCCATCCGTGTCCGGTGGACGAGTTGACCCGTCGAAGATGACCGACGAGGAATACTTCAAGAACCGGGATGCCATCAAGCAACAGTACGGCATCAAAGATCGACGCGGATTCTAAACCGCTCTGAGCGGGTCTACCGGCAACGACCGGGTTTGTCCTAAGCACTCTAAACTGTCCTTAACCCATAGGAAACGAACGATTATGTTCAAAGCAATCCTCGCCGCCGCGACCCGACTCATCGCAAAGGCAAACGACAACGACGCTCTGATTCCGGAAATCTGGTCTCGCGAAGCGTTGATGACCCTGATGTCCAACACGGTCATGGCCCAATTGGTCCACCGTGACTTTTCCGACATGGTCGCCAACGAAGGCGATGTTGTCAACACCAGCCGTCCCGCTGACTTCTCTGGTAAGCGGAAGACGGATAGCGACAACGTGACCGATCAGGACGCGATCAGCACGAATATCCCCGTGCCGTTGGATCAGCACATCCACGTCTCGTTCGTCATCAAAGACGGCGAACTGTCGAAGGCACTGCCCGACTTGCTCGAACGATACATGGAACCTGCGGCTCGTGAAATCGCCGAGAAGGTCGACCAAGTTCTGTGCGGTCAGTCCGCACAACTGTTGACGTACCAAGTTGGTGAGCCCAACAGCGTCACCAGCCTGAATGTCGACGACTACATTCTGGATGCCGACGAAAAGCTGAACGACAACAAGGCTCCGAAAGCCGGTCGTCGATTGGTGATGTCGAGCCGATTCAATCGTGCCGCGTTGGGTGCGGAAATCGTCGTGGAAGCCGACAAGCGTGGTGACGAAGGTACCGCTCTGCGTGAAGCGTCGGTCGGTCGTATCTACGGCTTCGACTCCTTCATGGACCAGAACGTCGCCCACGTCAACCTCGCCGACACGGAACTGGCCGATGGTGCCGCTGGTGCCACCGACGGAACCGAGAGCGAAGGCGACACCGTCATCGAGACCACGGTCACTACGACCGAAGTCACGACCGCTGGTGGTGAGTACATCACCATCGAAGGCAGCGAGAAAATCCACGTGATTGCCTCGGCTGCTGACGACAGTGGCGACGCAGACATCACCCTCACCGAAGGTGTGACCGCCGACATCGCGTCGGGTGCTGACGTTTACGTCTACAAAGCCTGTGACGTGAACGGTGCCTATGCCGCTGGTTACAGCAAGGAAGTTACCGTCGACGGATTCGCCGCGAACAAGGGGCCGCAAGTCGGTCAGTTGGTCGCATTCGGAACTGGTGCCAACCGACACGCGTACACGGTCATCGCCGTCACCGAGACGAGCACGACCGAGTACGACCTGTTGCTGGATCGTCCGTTGGACGCAGCGTTGGCCGACGACGACCTGTGCTTCCCCGGACCGGCTGGTAGCCGATCGCTGGCGTTCACCCGCGATGCAATCGCCCTGGTGAGCCGTCCTCTCTCCGCCGCTGCGAACAACTACGGTGCTCGTGCCGCAGTTGCCAGCTTCGACGGGTTGTCGATGCGAGTCACGATGCAGTACGACTCTCAGTCGCAAGGCACGCGAGTGACCTTCGACCTGTTGTGCGGCGTCGCGGTCCTCGACGAACGACTGGCGGTCGTCGTCAACGGCTAATTCGCTTTCCAGAAATCGCACGGTTTCTGGTACAGGAAAATGGCGGGAACCTGGAAACAGGTTCCCGTCTATACTACGGAGAGAGCGACAATGGCACCGAGACAAGACGAAGTATATTGGAGGATTCCCAGCAAGTTAGCGATTGTCATTATTTCGATCCTCTTGACTGGTGCGATCTCATTCAATGTGTGGGCTGTTACAGCGGTCTATGAAAGACCCACGCGAAAACAGATTACACACATCATCGAGACTGAGTCTCCGTACAAGGAAGACCGCAAGATGATCTTGCTCGCCTTGGACAAGATTCACGATGAACTGGAAGAACTGAAACAACTGCTGCGTATCGTTCATGGAACCAACAAATAATCCTAACGTAACGCGAACGCAGAGGCGGACGTTCTACAACTTCACTCGCCGATACGGCGAGCAGATTCAATTGAGCAAAGTGTCAAGTTCCTCGGTCGATTACACGACCGGGGACTTGTCCCGCTCCCTCGAAACAACGACCATCCGGAACGCAGTCTACGTTCCGCCGACCCGCCAGAACCGCGTCATCTACACGCCGTCAATGATGCAGGCAATCCGCCAATACGCTTGGCAAGGCGGAGCGGGTCAGAACATCGAAGAGACGATGTTCCTTATCTCCCAACGAGACATTCGCAATTGGGGCGAGATCGAAGCGACACAAACGGTAATCCACAGGGGTAAGACCTACGACGTGAAGTCGGTTCAGACGTTCGACGGCGGTGTGATTATCTCTGGCGTCGAAACGAAGGGTACTCATGGAAGCTAACATTGGCACGTGGGCTGTGGCGTCTGTCGCCGAGTACCTTCGACCCACAATCCGAACAACTCTCTCTATGACTTACTTCGTCGAAGGTCTCGACGTTGAAAGCCCCGAGTGGTTCGACACTGACTCAGCCGTGCTACGAGTCACTGGACCTTGGTATCGACCCGGTGGCGGCAGAGACCGCTACAAGTTCGAGGTTATGGTTCTGGTCACCGATCTCTACGCTACAACTGAGAACCGGTACCAACTCCACAATCGAATGGGTACGATTGCAAACGCATTGAGCGGTCCCATCCCCGTATACAAGTACGGAGGGGGCGACGAATCTCAAGTTGGCTGTCTTGACATCGATCGCGATGCTGTTGACGACTTCCTTCGTATCGTGCATTTCGGAAAGTTTGACAAGGACACGGAAGCCTATCAAGCAGCGGTGATCGCTAAGTACGAGATTTGCCTTGACGCATAGCGTCCGACCCGGCGACCCGGGGAATTGTGCAACACCTTCACGTGAAACCAAATCTCCTTAGAGGAATAACCAAATGGCTCGTATTCAACTTCGAGACACCACCCTTTACCTGCAAGACGGGTTAAGCGGCTCCGCCACAGTCGACCAACCGTCGACCGCTCCTGCCGCCACTGACACCACCCTGACGATCGACGCCGTCAGCCTCAACACGAGCGACGACGCTCTGGTGCCGATTGGGGCGAGGTTTACTATCGACACTGGCGATGGAACTGTCCACACCGTGACGGCTCGCACCCCGACGAGTGCAAGTCCAACCACCGACATCACATTTACCCCGGCGTTGGCCACGGGCAACGTCCCGGCAGACGATGACGGTTTGACCTTCCTACCGCAACGGTTGGAAATCCAAGTTGGTGAAGGCGAAATCAGTTGGTCGGAAACTCGTGAATTCATTTACGATCGTGACCGCGACGTTCTGGACACTGTCCGACAAGGTCAGGACCAGCCGATGTCCGTCGACATTGCGTTCACGTTCGAATACGTGACCGCGACCACGGACGCAACTCCCACTCCTGTCGACGCTCTCAAGCAAACCGGCGAAGCCAGCGAATGGGTGTCCAGCTCAAGCGACTTGTGTGAGCCGTACGCTGTTGACGTTATCATCCTTCACTGTGTTCCGTGCGGTACCGACGAAGACCAGGAAATCCTCCTGCCTGACTTCCGATACGAAACTCTGGACTACTCAGTGAACGACGCCGCAATCAGCGTCAGTGGTCAGTGTAACGCAACCGACGCGACGGTGACACGGTCTAACAACGACTCCTGTGCGTAAACACCACCAACTACAACCCGTAAAGGAATAGCCAAATGGCACGTATTCAACTTCGAGACACGACTCTCTACCTCCAAGACGGTCTCAGCGGGACGGCTCTGGTCGATGACGCCGGTGGCGTTTCAGTCAGCGACACCACTGTCAGCATCGACACCGTTTCTTTGAACACCACAGTCGACGATCAGGTGCCGATCGGTGCTCGCTTTCAGTTTGCGACCGCCGACACGACCTACACGGTGACGGCTCGTACGCCTACGTCCGGCACCACGACCGATATTACGTTCACGCCCGCCGCAACTGCTACGGAAGCGGACGACTCGACTATCACCTTCCTACCGCAACGGTTGGAAATCCAAGTTGGCGAAGGTGAAATCAGTTGGTCGGAAACTCGTGAATTCATTTACGATCGTGACCGCGACGTTCTGGACACTGTTCGACAGGGACAGGATCAACCAATGTCCGTCGACATCGCGTTCACGTTCGAGTACGTGACCGCTTCGACTGACGCGACTCCCACCCCTGTCGACGCCCTCAAGCAAACCGGCGAAGCCAGCGAGTGGGTGTCCAGTTCGAGTGACTTGTGCGAACCGTACGCTGTTGACGTTATCATCCTTCACTGTGTTCCGTGCGGTACCGACGAAGACCAGGAAATCCTCCTGCCCGACTTCCGGTACGAAACGCTGGACTACTCGGTGAACGATGCCGCGATCAGCGTGTCCGGTCAGTGCAACGCGACCGACGCGACGGTGACGCGGTCTGACAACGACTCTTGCTCATAAGCTGAGTCTCTAACAACGGGAGCCTGTAACGTGCAGGCTCCCTCTTTACCTTAACCTATCCTGCGGAGAGATAGAATGAAAATTGGTGGCGTAGAAGTTACGAAGTGCGAGGAAGTCCTCGTGCTGCCACGACCCGGCGACGACCTTGTCTTCAAGGCTCAGGCTGTCCCGAACATGGAAGAGTTTGACACCCTCTGCCCGAAACCCGAACCCGCGAAGCGTTTGGTCAAAGGTGGCAAGAAAGAGGATCACATCACGGACGAATACGTTCGCCAGATCGAACAATGGGGCGAGCGACGCTATGCGTACATTTGCGTGAAGTCGCTGGAACCCTCGGAAATCGAATGGGGCGAAGTCGATCCCAAGAAGCCCAGCACGTGGCCCAAGTGGATCGAAGAACTCCGCGAAGCGGGTTTGTCGGACGTGGAACTGAACCGCGTCCAAACCCTGGTGCTTGACGCGAACGCTCTGAACGAAGCCAAGCTGAAAGCGGCCCGTGAATCTTTTCTACGTGGTCAGGGGGCGGACAAGGCAGAATCCTCTGGCCTCCAAACCACACCGGAGAATTCGCAGTCTGGGCAGCGTGTGAGCGAATAGGTGTCCTGCCGCCCGGTGTCAAGCAGTCGTTCGACGACTGCGATGTAATGACCCAGGCAAAGATTATCGCCTACCATCAACGCAGGTGCCATGACGATTCAGTCCAAAGCAAGCCTACAACTCCCAACACTACAGCGACTCGTTCTAAGAGACGCCGATAGTTATGTGAAGGAGACGATCGAAGAGGCGGCACGTGCATGGGTCCGTGCCGCTCTAAGTATCATCCCGGTTTGGTCTGGTGCGTCGCGGGCAACCCTCCAATCTCTCGCCCGAGCGGTAGGCGAGACTGTACCAATCCTCCCAGAGTCTAACGCTCCAAACCGGATCGCACTCGGTAGACTTCATTCGCGTGGAGGTATCGAGAAAGATGGCGTGGCTTCGTACAGCTTCTACTACGAGACTACTCTACGCTATCTCATCGCCAACGAGACGACCAACGTTCAGCCCAGGACGGAAGGTCTATTTTCTCGGTTGATCGAACCTACACCTTATGAATTCCGTAAAGCGGGCGAGCGTGCGGCACAAGCCGTCGTCGAAAAGCGTCTGAAAGAACTGCCCTTTCTAGCTCGATTGTTTGGCAGGAAGAAATTCTAAATGACCGTCTATTCAAGCGAAATCCAAATCACCACCGCTAGTGCGGTGTCAAACCTTAATAAACTGGACACCGCGTTGGACAACGCGGCTCAGTCGATGGGGGCGTTCCAGGCTGTCGCCGACAAGAACATCGGTGGTCAGGGGTTTGAGCAGATCGCACAGTCTGCCGAACGGTTTGGGAAGTCTGGTGCAAAGGCGGCGAATAACGTAGACCGAGCCTCTCGTAAGGCGTCGAAGTCTGTCCAGGCTATCGGCTTGTCCTACCGGGATGTTGGCCGGATCATCGAATCGCAGATCATCTTCGCCGCGATCAGTGCGGTGACGCAGGGGTTCTTCGATGCTGCGGACGCCGCCGCTGAATTCCAATTGCAAGTATCGCGTATTGCCGCGATCGACGCAGACCAATTGGGCTTCGCTAAGATTCGAGACGAACTCGAACAACTCGCCGCAGAGTTAGGTAGGCCGATCGAAGAAGTTAGCGGTGCCGCTTTCGAGGCGTTGCAGAACGACCTGTCCGACACGGAGGGTACCCTTGAGATTCTTCGCACCGAAGCACAAGAACTAGCACTCGTCACGGGCGGTGATTTAACTCAAGCGGTCAACGCGTTGTCGTCGGTCTACAAAACGTTCGGCGAAAACGCGGAAGCTGTCAACGGTATCTCCGGGCAATTCTTCGGGACAATTAACGCCGGTCGTATCACGTTGGGCGACCTTGAGTCTTCACTCGGTACGCTGTCACCACTCGCAATTCAATTGGGTGTCAGCTTTAAGGAACTCACTGACTCGCTGGCAACGATTACGTTGACCGGTACGAAGGCGAACGTCGCGACCACTCAGTTGCGTAACGTCTTCAACAAGTTGATTAAGCCGACGAAGGCACTGCAAGCTGTTTATGACGAACTCGGTGTGGCAGGGTTCCAAGAACTGTCCGAGCGGAGCGGCGGATTCGTCGCGGCTCTACAGGAGTTGGAGAAGGCGACCGAAGGAAACGAAGACGGGCTCGCTCGGCTATTCAACACGATCCGTGCCAACGTTGGTGTCTTGAACGTGTTGACCGAGAACGGTGAACTCTACGCGGAGACCGCAGACCGATCAGCACGATCCGCTGAAAGGTTGAGCGACGCGATCGCTGGTATCGAGAGTACGGCGGCACGAGAAGCCGCACGGAACGCAGCAGAGTTGGAAGTTATCTTCACACGTCTCGGCGATAGGGCACTTCAACTACAGAATACTGTCGTAAACGCATTCTTGTTCCTTACACAAGGTAGCGAGAAGGGTGCCATTGCTATCTCTGCGTTGGCGGTAGGAATCGGCGGAGCAACTGTAGCCGTAACGAAATTCAGAGTTGCTACGTCAGTTGCCTTCCCGCCCGTGCTGGCATTCCTGGCGACTGCCGCAGCAGCACAAGGTGCGGTTGAGTTGTTCCGTGCGTTGGCAGACTCAGCATCCAACTTGGCAGAAGAAACTGCGAAGCTGGAAGTCGATCGGCTGAAAGCGTTTGCGGAAACCGTCGAAGACCTTGAAGCAGACAAAATCAAGGAAGTCGAAGACGCACTGCGAAACACGGACAACATTATCAATCGAGTAGGCGAGTCAGCCAGGGAGACCGGTCGGGAGATCGTAGACGCGTTCAACGTCCGAGCTGGCGACATCGCCGCAGTTGAGACCACGTTGCTCGACGCATTCGGCGACGCACGGAAACGCGTGCTCGATCAGATTCGAGACTCGATCAAAGAAATCGACGACGAGATTCTCGCGGGACGTGACCGAATCCGTGGCTTCCGAGCAGACCTGGAAGAATTCTCATTCGAGATCAGCCTGGAAGGTCTCGACGAAACGGAACAAGCTGCACGTCGGTTGACCCGATCCGCAGAAAAGACTGCTCTGGCGTTCGCCCGTGCCGCCAATGTCGGTCTGTCCGAAGAGTCCCAAGAGATCGCTCGAAACACGGCAGAGATCGCCGTGCAGGAAGCCAGGGCAGCACTGTCCGCTGCGAAGCGGGCCGGGAACGCTGCACAGATCAGGGAAGCCCAGGCTGGCGTACAGGAAGCCATCACGTCTCAGATCGCTGTCGAGCGGGAGTTGAATCGGCAGCGAGAAGAAGTCGGCAATCAAGCGTTGCTTGAGCAAGAGCAAATCTTCAACCGGTTGAGCGGTGAGGCACAACGTCAGTTGCAAGACGTGCTCGACGTTCGTAAGGAACTCGCCTCTGCGGTCAGTGAAGGTGCCCCGCAGGAAAACATCAACGCGTTGAAGGATCGGTTGGTCGACGAAACCAACGAAGCCCGCGATGCTTTGCTCGAAGCTGGCGAGTCTAAGGTTCTTGAAACCTTCGACTTGAAGGAGCAGTTCCAAGAGGCTATCGACAACGTGTCGGAAGGTTTGGAGGCTACTAATGTTGATTGGTCGAACGCCATTGACCAACTTCGCGAAGACCTTGCGAACGCGACGGACTTGAAAGCCGCCGTGACTCTAACCGCCAACATCCAAGATTTGGCGGAAGGGACTGGAAGCAGCGTCGTGGCCGATGCAGTTAATGACGCGGTTGCACAAGGTGGACTGCCGGGCGATCAGTTGTTGAACACTGCGAACGCGGCTCTGGACGTTTACAAGGAACAGCAGAACCTCGCGAGCACTATTGAGACTTCGACCGCGAATGCGAACGCCGCTGCCGCAGACGCACAGTTGGCACTCGCACAAGCGTTCAAAGAATCCAAGTTGTTCGGGGACGATGCTTCCTCGCTGACAGAGCCGTTGAGGCAACAGTTAGGTCAACTCAATCAGTTGACCGAGGAACAACTGCGGACTCTCATCGAAAATCTACGTCAGGCTCCTGCGGCTATTGCAGAGAACGCCGGGTCGATCTTCGCACCGTTCAGTGACGCACAGGCAGAGTTTCTGACCGAGGCCGTAAACAATGCGATCGCTGCGGCGGAGTCTACGCTGGAAGGCGTGGAGGCACGAAAGGCATTCGACCCAGCAAACCTGGAAGCGGCACGCCAACTGGTTGAGCAAATCAGTACGTCGGACGTACAGGAGTTAGGTCTTGACGTAGACTCAGAGGGGTTCGAAACCGTCAACAAGGCTCTGGCAGAAATCAAGTTGCGTGCTGTTACGGGGAAGGAAAACGTCGCTGCTATTGGGACTGCTGCACAATCGGTGGGGCGTGGCTTGAACGCGGTCACGACGGCTACCAACGGTTTACAAGCTGCGGCGAATAATGCCAAGGGAGCGTATCAAGCGTTGCTTGACATCGCACAGCAGGCTTTACAAACCGCACAGGAAGCAGCACAGCAGAACGCCCAGAACAGCTCAAATGGGTTGTACTTCGGTGGTCGTCCACTGTACCGTAACAACGGAGGTAGCGGTCGGGGTCAGGATACAATCCCCGCGATGCTGTCCCCCGACGAGTTTGTGGTCAACCAGAAATCGTCGCGGGACTTCCTGCCAGAGTTACAAGCTATCAATGCTGGTAACGCACCTAGCGGTGCCGGTCGCGACACGGGCGACACGAACATCACTATCGGAGACATCAACGTCTCTTCATCATCCAATGTGCCCGGCCAGACTGGTCGTGACATTGCCATTTCCATCAAACGCGAACTCCGACGAGGAACTACAAGGCTATGAAAGGCTTAAAAGAAAAGATCGACTTCCTGAACCCTGTCAAGGTGCAATGCTTTGATAAGGATGGTAACCTCAAGTGGGAAGAGGAAGTGTTCAACGGCATCGTCGATGAAGGTATCCACTATCTGTTGGACGCCGGATTCAACGGTGGTACTCAGGACACGACTCACTACGTCGGTCTAGTCGACAACAGCGGGTTTACCGCATTCGACAACGCGGACACGATGTCGTCTCACTCTGGTTGGTCAGAAAACACCAGCTACGACGAGTCCACTCGTGTTGCCTGGAACCCTGACGCAGCCGCGTCTCGTGCCGTGACTAACAGCACGACCGTCGACTTCACGATGAACGCCACGGCGACCATCAAGGGTATCTTCGTGTCAAGCGATAGCACGAAGTCCGGCACCACCGGTACCTTGTGGGCGACGGCTGCATTCAGCAGCAACGCTTCTGTCGTGTCCGGCGACGTGCTCAAGGTGACGTATACCGTCAGCGGCTAATCCTCAACTCTTTGGAGGAATGCCATGACTGTATTCTTGTGCGACGGATTCGAGTCATACGGCGACACCAGTTCTTCTGGGTCGGACGTGGAGGCTCTCTTTAACAACACCAACCGCCAACTGTTCCAAGCGATCAGTGGCGGTCACGGTGGCAGTCTGTCTATTATCGACGACTTTGAGGCGGTCGGTTTCGCGATCGAATTTCCAGACGTTGATAACACTCGCTCCGAGTGGTTGAATTACGAGTTTCCGGACGGAGCCGGTCGAAACCCCGACTACAAGTTACCGGCGAACTCGTCTGCACCGATCATGTGTGTAGGGTTTCGGTTCTTCAACGCGGCAACCACGCCGTCGGTCCAGTCTAGCATCTTTCAACTGATGACTGGTGCTACGTCTACTGCTTACACTGTCCGTCGTGACTCTGACGGAACCTCGCTAACAGCCGGGGGTTCGCACACGGCTACGGATTGTTTGACCGCCGATACGTGGCACTACATTGAGCTTGAGTGGAAGTTCACGACTAGCGGTAACGGCGGTTACATGAAGATTTATGTCGACGGCAACGAAGTGCTCGACACCGGTGCCGAAAATATGACTACCTTCACGTTCTTCACGTCGTACGGATTCCGTATCGGTTGCTCTGGTAACACGAACCAAACGGGAGGTAGCCGGTTCGCGTTCGATGACTTGTACGCGATGGAGATTGACGGCGTTGAACACACTGCCCCACTTGGGGCGTGTCGCGTGCTTGCTATGCGACCGAGCGGAGACGCGGTTCCGAATGACTGGACACCCAGCACTGGCTCCGACAACTACGCGTTGGTCGATGACACCGATGTCGACGAAACCGATTACGTGGACGCCACGGCAACCGGTGACGACGACCACTACGACTTGACGCCACTCGACGGGGTCTCGACGGTACACGGTGTTCGATTCGACGTAGCTTGTGAAGTGGTGGACGGGACACCTAACCTACATATCGGATGCGACAACGGTACAGCGGACGAGGACGATATGGGGATTCCTGGCATGGGGGTTTCCGGTGTTGTCAACGTTCAAGAGTTTCATCAGAAAGACCCAGACGCAGCGGACTGGACGGAGTCATCGGTCGAGTCAGTCGAAGCAACGATTAGGATGACTGAGTAATGACTATCCGAGCATATCAGTACACGGTGCAAGTGCTTGTCACTGCGTCGGGTTTCAATTACACGGTCGAGCAAGACCTGGGTCTCACTCAAGAGGCTACAGACGGTGTACGCCGTAACGTAACCCAAGACCTGGGTATTAACGACGGTGTCTCATTGTTGCAGTTCGCGGGTAACAGTGACTCGATCGAGCAAGAGTTGAACCTGACGCAAGAGGCGAAAGCGTTCGGGTACGAGACGGTTGAGAATGAGTTGGGGCTCACGCAAAACGCGTCTCGTGAAGTCTTCGGCACGAAGGTCGTTCCGCAAGCGTTGAACTTAACGAGCACTGCTGAGTTTGGGTTTGCGGTTAAGAACGTCGGCCCCGAGAACGAACTCGGATTGACGCAGGAAGCTGTGATTACATTCACCCCGAATATCACAAGCAACCTGAACCTCTCGTCGATTGCGTTCCGTGCGTGGACTGCCAGTAACGACCTGGGATTGACTCAAACCGTCTCGGCAGGTGTTGGGTACAATGTTGAATCAGACCTTGACCTGACTTCAACCGTCTTCCTCAATAAGATTCTGAACCAGGGTCTCTCACACTCGAACGCAGTTGAGCAGGCTTTCACGTACTTCATCGAATCGTCTTGCAACCGCTACAGCTACAATCGGTTCCACGGAGCGGGTGGAGTAGCACCATCGATCCGTAAGCTGAGCTACAGCAACACGTTCTACTTGCAATCGGTCGACGGCGGTACGGTTGTCCAACTTCGCAACCCGGAAATGGACGATCGACAGAGGTACGCGTTCAACCGTGTCAACCGAAACTTCTTCGACGGGTCGCCTGACATTTTCTCAGATGACAATTGGGTGACCGAGCAGTCGCAGATTTATACTGTTGTCGCTAACAAGCGATCCGATCTGGAATCGCTTTACACGTTCCTGCAAGATAACCTCGGGCGGGAAATCATCCTAAAGGATTGGAAGGGCGTAACTTGGGTTGTCGTAGTTGTCAACCCGGGCGAGCTATACACGGAGGATTCAGAAGGCTACTGGACCTTGAGCTTCGATGTGGAAGGCGAAGCCTTAGAAGGCGAGTGGTTCTTCAACTACCTGGACTTGGCCCAGACTGTGAGCCGAGCCGGTAGCACCTACAACCGTAGTGTAACACACAGTTCGGTTGTGGACGGCCTCGTAGGTCGTGCATACGACGTTGACGGCGACCCGACCGATTTGACGGAAGCCGACATCGTAAGTCAGCAAGTCTCATACGTGATCGATTAACATGGCAAGCACAGAATTCTTTAGAGTGGAAGCACCCTACCCTGCATCAGCTTCTACTGTGATCTTGCCACAACCCCAGGTCGGAAACGACCAGGGTTTGCTCTCACAGGTCACGGTCATCAAGATGATGGACGGGAGCCGTCGAACCTTCGTCAAGAAGGCGGAAGGCAAAAAGCGGCACCGGTGGGACTTCACGATCAGTCGAGATAAGATGGATGAACTCAGTGACTTTGTCAACCGGTACAGGGGAGCGAAGTTGCGGATCGTTTGGAGAGGCCGAACGATCATCGGGAAGTTTGGAATCAACCCGGTCGAGTTTAATGGAAGCGGTCGAGCCGGTGGTTGGCCCGGCGGAGAAGCGTATCAAGTAACTCTTGAAGTTGTAGAGACATAAATGAGAACTTTCAGCAGCGGAGTAAACGGAGCACTGTCTAAGAAGTTCGGAGTTGATCCGACCCTCTTCATTGGTGTGCAGTGGGACGATAGCGGGGACGAATACTACTACAGTTCCCATGAATTCTCCGGGGCAAAGAAACAGATCATCAGTATCAGCGGCGTTGAGACTACTCAACTCGTCGACGGGACCGGTGCGTCCCAATCTGTCACCGTTACGCTTTCCGACACTGACGGTGCAATCAAGGAGATTCTCAACACCATCGACGTTCACAAGCGTCCCGCCAAGGTGTACCTGAGCTTCCCCGGCGTGCCGATCGCTGAGGCGGTCGTCTTAATTGACGGTGAGATCAATTCCGAAATGAAGTGGGACGACCGTGCCCGAACCTTCAAGTTCACGATTCTGAATAAGATCGAGGGTCGTCAGTTTGGATTCGCGATGGAGGACGGGCTGTTTGCCGAAGTCAACGAGAGCGACCGTGCTAAGGCGTGGCCCTTCCGATTCGGCGAAACGTGTGCATACCCTGCCGTTGAGATTCGCAACGGCGTCCAAGGTATTCTGCGGATCGGGCAAGGTGTCTTAGACACGACCCTCGACGCCAAGATTTGCCAAGCGAAACAGATTCAATGTCCGAAGATTGAGAGCCAACTCGGCGAACCTGTCCCAGAAGACGTGGACACCGAATCATTCGATAATGCTACATACGCCCGACAGGAGTGGGAGAACAGCATGGATGAGTTTGGTCAAGTCGATGGTGGTCCGGGCGACGACAGGAACTTTGGATTGAGGCTTCCTCAGATTAAGAATGTTGCCGGGGTTCTTGAACTCGGCCCCAATCGAAAACAGCTTGTGGAGGATAAGGAATGCGAGCGAGGTAAATTCCAGACGCTCTGCCAACTACTGCGTGACCGGGCTAATCAACTAGCGTACGTCAACGATACGTTGAACATCCTGGGCGGGAACAAATTCCCGCAAGGGCGTTTGACTCAGATTCGTATTGACGACGTGATCTACACTGGCACGTTCAGTGGTGAGACGTTCACTATCAATCAAACCAACCGACTCGACGCCCCAACCGAGAACGTCGACTGTACGAAGGTAGGCCCACTTACCGAAGGCTATCGACAACAGAATGAGCCTACACCCGGCTCGCTCGCTGAATGTTCCGAAGCAACGGAAAACATCGAGCTGCGTGTAGTAGGTGGCCCGGGCGACGCGTGGCGTGCCCTCGGAGATATGGCAGAGTCAAAGTTCAAGTGGTTGCCGTCCGGCTCGGACGTGTATCTTGAGGAAGATTCGACACGCGTCCACGTGGTCTCTTTGGTCCCCGGCTCCGTTACTGGTGTCTACGCGTACCGCCAGTTCGGCGACAATCGGCAACTCACTGAACTTCCCACCAACTATTACGAAGTTGTTGAAACCGACTACGGTGACCTGACCGCGATTGAGATTCACCTGACCCGTGGCTTGGATTCGTACCAGGATGAGAATTGGGATAACACGCTGTACGTCCACTTTGATTCTGACATCGGTCCCAACCCTGCCGACGTGATCGAGTGGATCATCGAGAACTTTACCGATTTCACTGTCGACTCGGCTTCGTTTGCGTCGGCCAAATCGGCGTTGGCGAACTACCCCTGCAACTACTATCACGCCAAGAAAGAGAACGTCTTACAAACCGTTAGCCGCTTGGCGTACGAGGCACGGTGTGCGTTGGTCATCACGGACGGCGTGGTTAAGATCAAGTATCTACCCGCCGAGCCAAGCGTCGACGTGACAATGACTGAGGCGGATTTGGTGGCGGGCTCGTTCAGCTTCTCACACACTCGGACCGAAGAGTTGGTGACAAGTAGTGACGTGACGTGGCAACCCCGTGGGGCGGACATCCTCAACGCTCGAAGCGTGGAGAGGCGGCTGACCGTCGAACGTAATGTCCGGAGGTACGGATTCTTTGGTGAGTCACACACCTACGAATCGATCAGTAACGAAGCTCAAGCCCTAAAGACGGCGACCTTCTGGTCGATCCGCGACAGTAACACGTGGCGTACCGTCAAGTTTCAGACGACGCTTGAGCACATGGGCTTAGAGTTGTACGACTGTATCAACTTGAACATCGCACAGTTTCCGAACGTCAAGTGCTTGGTGACTTCGGTGTCGATTAACCCGACCAACGGTATTGTTGATGTCGAATGTTGGACGCCTATTCTGTCGGGTTCGACCGAGGAATACTTCTTCGCGTGGCCTGCCAACAAAGCACAGGAACCGTATCCGGGAGACGCGTACGAGATCGAAAGCCCACTGCTGAACGTCACGCCGCCTGAGGGACATCCGTTGTATGTTGAGTCCGCTAGCGGCGAGCCGCCTGTTGTCGCGACGACAGGGGACCGAATCCCAAGTGACCTGGATGACACGTTCCCCGAATCCTTCTGCCAAGATATGAACGATTCGGAGTTGGTCGACGTGATTGCCCCGCAATTCGAACGAACCAGCAGTTTCCCGGTCGACACCGGGGAGCAGGCGACTCGGGCAGACGAAGTCGCCTCGAATGGCCGGTCATACAACTTCGAGGAACCGGAAGAGTCTACGGCGTGTGGTCGTCCTACCTTGGAGACGTGCGTGTGGACTGTCAACGTGCAATACCACACCGCCGTGTATATTGCACCGAGTACCGCTCCTGGTAGCGGTCTCAACTGCCCGCTCAAACCGGGTCCGTGTAACACTACGGAACGTGGAAAGTCGTGTGGTGGGCCGAACTACTTCATCTGTAAAACCTTCGGCTCCGAGATCATGGCACGTGCCTTTAAGGGGGCAATTGAAGCACAGGCAAGAATGGCACACTGTTCATTCCGAGCGGGGACGACGGCTCCCGTTTCAGCAACACTATTGCCAGTCAAGGGCAGCAATTGCCCGAACATCGACGCACAAGTATAAGGTAGCAAATAATGAGAGAATGCCGGAAACGTCAAGTGGAGCGACGTAAAGGCGAAGTGATTCATCGATGTATCAACAAGCAGGCGGAGCACTACCGCCAGCCTGTCGACGCGTCGGCGTGTGACTCATGCCCCGTTCGTGTTCTGCTGGATAAGAAACAGAAGCAGGCACCGACAAAGATGGAGCTTCCTGTTGTCGACACGTCGGACTACCCGCCGTGTGAGTTTCGGTTCAAGAGTCCAAAGGACAACACCCCGATGTGTGGTGTGACGGGGTTGAAGACCGACAAAGATATTTGCACACGGTGTGCAAAGGATTCCAAGATGGAGACTGCGAGACTGGTAGACAAGGTGATGAACTATCAAGCCGCAGTCAGGAAGTGGGTCGCGGCAGGGCGGCCAGAACGCACGGACGAAGAGATCAAAGCAATCTACGATGAACATTGTAGCGGGTGCTCTATGTTCGACAAGGAACGTCAGGTGTGTAATTCGTGTGGTTGCCCGGCTAACAAGCACCAACCTGCCCTCCGGAATAAGCTACGGATGGCGACGGAGGCTTGCCCGCTGGGCCGATTCCCAGCAAAGGTAAAGACAGATGCTTGAGTGGCTCTCGATGTTCTTCCGTAAACTCACGGCATGGTGCCCACAATTTCACAAGGTACCGCCGACTCACCGTATAGTGAAGTGGCAGAAGTGCCGGAAGGGTACGCTTCACGGGCCTGGGATCGTTTGGTACTGGCCTCTCGTCACTGAGGTAGAGGTGATTGACATTCGATGGAAGTCGCTCGTTACCCACGTACAGACCGTGACTCTCGCTGACGGCGTGTCCGTGTCCGCCCGCACACTCACTCGGTGGAAACCGAGCGACGCGTTGAAGTGTGTCACGGAGGAAGAGGATTACGAAGACACCGTGGGAGAGGCTGCACAGAGCGTGCTCGTGGACGTTCTGTCTCCATGCACGTATGATATGCTCAAGCAATCGAATGCTCTGAACGTCGCCCTCTCGCTCGCCATGCAGGAGGAATTACGTGTCATCGGCGTCCAGGTCAAGAAGTGCAAATTCACAGAGTTGTGTTCAAGTCCCGCGTTTCGTTTAATCAACGATGGCTAAAGCAAGATGCCGCAAGTGCGGAAATAAGAAAGTCTCCGTTCCGAAGGTGGGAACCTTCGTCGGAGACTTGAAGAATTTTAAGAAGACATCACTCGGTCAGAAGTCTACCACTGAGACTTCTCAAGCAAAGCCCGATACACCCGAGCAGTAGCAACTGCGTCCGCCAGGGCGTCGTGTGCGTCATCCAGTTCGATCCCCAGCACCTTACAGCATTCGCCGAGCCGGGCGTACGGGAACGGACACTTAACGTTGTGGTATGCCGCTCGGTCCATCATCCCCACAATCAGGGCTTGGGTGTCGCGGGTCGGGTACCCGAAAATCTCATAGAACATTTCGAGACCCAACATCGACTGGACGAACGGAATGTCGAACTGCGAGTTGTGGCACAAGGGAACGAGGCGTTTGCCAGGAGCCAGTTCAAGACTCTGGAACCACTCCCATAGGTTGTCTGCCACCGTGTACTTGTCAGGTGACGACTGCAAATCCTCGTACGTGATGCCGTGTGTCGCGACCGCTTCCGGGTGAATCCTGTCCGGGTACTCCGGGCAGATATTCGTGTAGAAGCTGTCGACGGGGTTGAGGTTACAATCCAACAGCACGATGGCAAGTTGGATAACTTCGTGCCGACACGGATCGCGACCCGTGGTTTCCACGTCCATCGCAGCTAAGACATTGTCGTTCAACGTAATTAGACTTGCGATGCTCATGGTGCTCCCTTGTGGTATACTCGGACGATGTCGGTATCAATCTCATCGAGAATAGCACTGCCGGGATCGTCCTCGTAGCCTAAGGCGTGGGACGCAAATCCGGTGTACGTTGTACAGTCGAATACGCCTCCGTCTTCACCTTCGTACAGGACGGGCCACTTTGAA